GAAGAGCGACCGAAAAAAGCGCTGGGCGGGCTGACACCCGCCGCCTACGCCGAGCAGTTAAAGTAACCCCGGGCTCTAAATTGCCCCGCTACTGAAAGCGGGGGGACGTCGGTCCGGCATGATCCATTCAATCGGTACGCCGCCGGCCGCGGCGGGGCTGCTGCCGAAACTGCGGATGCGCGCGATCAGATCGCGCACGCCCTGCAGCTTGTCGGAGATCCAGTCGAGTGTCTTGCGTGCGGCGTTTTCGATCGTTTGCCACATATCGACAAACCACGTTTTGACTGGCTCCCATTGCGTCACGGCCCAGCCGGCAGCGGTGCCGATCGCTTCGCCGAGCCACACGAAGGCGCGTACCGCCATCGTGATGGCGTCGACCACGCCCGCGATGGCACCGCCCACCAGCGTGCCGAAGGCGACCCCGTTTTGGCGTGCCGCATCCAACTGCTCGCTGGTCGCCTGGAACGGCTGCCACAGTTGCGATGCCCATCGCCACACCGCGGCGAGCATCGATACCAGCGGTCCGAACACGGTTTGTAGGGAGGCGCCAAGGCGTTGAAAGGCCGGCCCCACGGTTTGCACGATGCCTTGCCCAACACCCTCGAACCACGCGCGGATCGGCCCCCAGTATTTGGTGACGACCAGGGCCGCGACGGTGATGAGCGCGATCAACGCAAGCATCGGTGCACTCAAGCCCAGCACGGCCATCGCCGCCGCGCGCGCGCCGCTGATCAGCAATGGGAACACGCGCGCGAGTCCCGCACCGCCGCCACCGCCGAGGGTGAGTCCGCCCATGCGCATCAGAAAGCGCAGCAGCGCAAATTGGCCGACCAGACCACCTAAACCCACCATCAAGCCGCCGATCACCGTGCTCAGCACGCCAAGGCTGCCGGCGACCAGCAGGATGCCCTTCGCCAGCATCGGGTGGCTCTGGTTCCAGCCGGTGAGGTGACGCACCGCGTGGGCGAGCTTCTGCAGGCCGGCGACATACACCGGCAGCAACTGCGTGCCCAGCTCGCGGTAAAGATCGGACTTCCTCGCCAGGAGTTCCGCTTCCTGACCGGCGGCGGTTTGCTTGGCCTCGTCGTAAAGCGCATTGACGCCGTAGGCTTTCGGAGCGGCCGCTAGGTGCTTGGCGATGTTCGTACGCTCCATGTAGAGCGACGCGAACAGATCGCCGCCCTTGCGGCCGGAGAACAGGGCATTGATCTTGCTGATGACCTGTTGGTCGCTCAACTTGCCTTCTGGATTGATACGCGGCACGACGCGCGTCATCAGGTACTCGAACGGGTTCGTGCGATACAGGTCGCCATCCTTGAGCGCATCGGGCAACAGCTTGGTGACGTGGCCGGTCTTGCCGTATTTCACAGAGCCGGGCTTGATCAAGCCGAGCCGCACCAGTTCTTCGGCCGACTGCTGCGTGGTGCGGCCGGCCGCCCAGTTCTGGTACGCGGTGGCCAGGCCCGTGCCGGCGCGGTGGCCGCCCATTTCCTGCATCGTGTGCAGCATGCCGAAAAAAAACTGGGTGTCGTCGAGCTGCTTGGCCGCGATGCCGCCGGTCTTGATCATGTTGAGCAGGTCTTCGGGCTTCACCAGGCCGCCGGAGGCAACATACGCTTGCGTGGCGAAATCGAGCACCTGCTTGAGCCGTGCCGGATCTTTCGCTGCACCGCGCAGTTCGGCGACCTTCAGGAGGTCCATGAACATCGCCTCCGCGTTCGCGCCGTGGCCCTCTCCGTGGCCGCCGTTGGCCATCACGGTTTCAATGCCGAACTTCATGCGCGCCAGATACGGCGCGACCTGTTCGGATTCGTGCATGTCGCGCAGCACGCTGTAGCTCTCTTTGAGGAGCTTCAGGTTCTCCGTGGCGCTGGTGCCCATGATGTCCATGCCGCGCGCGAAGGTCACCGCATCGCTCACCGTGGCATCGCCGACGCCCATGGCACGCAACTGCGCTACCTGGGTCTGAAAAGCCTTGGCCTCATCCATCGCAGGGCTGAGCGCGCCAAGCACATGTTGGCCGGTGACCATCGCGGCCGCGCCGCCCACAGCCAGATGCGTGCCCGTGGCCTGGCTGCGTGCGAGCGCCTGGCGCGCGGCGCCCATGCGCTGCTGTTGCTGGCTGAGCTGCTGCAAGCGCCGCTGCTGGGCTTCCATCTGCTGGGTGGACGCGGCTACCGCGTCGCGCAGTTGCCGCTCGTGCTGCGCGAGGTTGCGCGTCTGAATGCCGGCGGCGGATAACCCGTCGCGCATCTGCTGCAGGCGGCGCGTCTGCGTCACGTATTGGCGGCTGAGCGATTCGGCCTGGCGTTTGGCCGCCTCAAACTCGCGGCGCTGTGCGCGCGTCGGCGCCGTCGTCGCCGCGATGGCCTTGCCCAGTTCCGTGGCCCGCGTGCGCGCCGCGTTCATCTGCATGGCCAACTGCTGCGTGCCGGTCTTGAGCTCGCGAAAGCCTTTCAGGTCCGCCTGCGCCTTTTCCAATTCCTTCAGGCGCTGGCGTGTTTCGCGCAGCGCCTTGGAGGTGGTGGACGAGCTGCCGGCGATGACGCGCAACGGTGCGGTGGCCTTATCGATCGCGCTGAGCAGCACGCTTAATTTGAGATCCATCAGTCCTCCACGCCGTTGCGAAGGCGCGCCTGCTCGCGCCAGTCCATCAGTTCCGTCACGTCCATGTGATCCATCACCGGCGGTGCCCAATGAAACACCACGGCGATGTCAGCCATCGCGTCCTCTACGCGGGCTGGAAGCCCTCGCGGCTCGCTCTCGTCAACAAAAAACCGGACACCTCCACCCCGAACTGCGTCAGGTCTGCCGGATCGAGGTTTGCGACTTCTGCCTTGGTGAGATTGGGCTGTGTGATGCGCGGCAGAACGATTTCCAACGCGGCGACGTCCATGTGCAGCAGGTTCACCAATTGCGTGCCACGCAGCTCGCCGGATTTGGGTTTGCGCACGACGACCTCGGCGATCGTGGTCATGCCGCGTTGGATCGGTTCTTCCAGCGTGATGGTGGCGGTGGTCTTGCGGTCGGTCATGGCGGGGTTCCTTGCAATAGGGAAGAGGCTGCGCGTGCAGGGCGCAGCCAGAAAAAGATGGGTTACCAGTGGCCCATCGCGGCGCGCTGCGCGGCGAGGATGTCCACGCCGTCCACGATGAAGATGCTGTTGAGCACATCGATTTCGAAGAGCACCACGCCGTCGACGGTTTCCTTGTAGTAGACGAGCGGCATGGTGAACTTGGTTTCGGACGATTCGCCGGTCTTGGCGTCGCCGCGGTCGATCTCGCTGTAGCGTCCGCGCCCGACGATTTCCACGGCCTGATAGAAGCCGGTGTCATCGGCTTGGTAGGCGCCGGCCCAGCGCAACTGCACCGCGCCCACGGATGTGGCGCCGAACTGGCGCAGCGCACTACGCAGGTAGCCGCCAGCGGCGAACGACAACTCCAGCGCTTCGCCGCCCATGTCCACCTTCACGGAGGCATCCAAGCCGCCCGGGCGGATCTCATCCATTTTGCGGGCGAGCTTGGGCAGGGTGAGGCTGTTGACCTGGCCAATGAACGATTCGCCGTTCTGGAAGGTGTCGAAGTTTTTGAGCTTTCGGGGTAAACCCATGGTGTTATCCTCGAATTCGTAACGGGGAAGCCGGGGCTTGCCGGCGGCGGTTGCCGCCGGCAAGTGTTTAGGCGTTGTTCGTGGCGGTAATCGCGGTCATCAGGTCCGCGATGTAGGTGTCGGTGAAGGTCTGTCGCAGCGTGAGGTCTTCCATCGGCGGCACCGGTGTAAAGTCGTAGGACAGCTTCAACTTGCCCACCTTCACGTTGCTCTTGTCGTTGAGGCCGGGATCGAACCAGCAGCGTGCGCCGAGCAGGAAGCCTTCGCGCACAAGGGCGCGCAGTTTCGCGTTGATCGCCTCGATCAGGTCGCGCACCAGGCTCGCATGCATCGGCTTGTCGCTGTACTCGAAGACGCCGTCGCCGATCGTGGCGGCCACTACTTGCGCGGTGCGCGTGTAGCTTTCGAACAGGTACTCGCCGTTGTCGCATGTGCGTGAGCCCCAGAAACGGAAACCGTTGCGGTTGATCAGCGTGGTGACACCCGCTTCGTTCAAGATGTCCGCGTCGGTGCCCTCGATGAGGTAATCGAAGTACACGTCCGCACTGAGGCCGTTGACGCCGTTCACCGGGACGTTGGAAATCACTTTGTGCCAGCCGGTGGTCTGGTCGATGGCCGCGCGCAAGCCCAGCGCAATGGCCGTGGTCATCGCGGATGCGGTGGTCTTCGTGCTGGTATCGAACGCGGTGAAATCCGGCCAGATCAGCATCAGCTCGCGCGCGCTGAACTGCTTGCGGTAGGCAAGTGCCTCGGGAATCGTCTTGCAACCATGGCAAGCCACGTAGGCAAACGCGCCGAGGCGTTTACAGATGATCGCCACCTGCTGCGCAACGTCTTCCGTATCCAGGCCCGGTGCGCCGATCAGGCGCGGACGAAGGCCCACGCGTTGTTCGGCGGTGAGCAGCGCCTGCAATCCGGTGTAGCGCCCTTGCGCGTTGGTGGTGCCGATCACGTTCGCGGTGGTGGTGGCCTCGTCGTCGCCTTCGGCCACGCGCACGACGATGACCGGGCAACGCACCTGGTTGTCGATGGCCTGCAACGCTTTGGCGAGCGTGCCCTTGATGCCCGCAGAGGCGATACCGGCCTTGGCCTGCGTCAGCAACACCGGCGTGTCCAGCGGAAACACGTTGGCGTCGGCATCCATCGCGGTGACGACGATGCCGATTACGGCGGTGGAGGCGGTCTTGAAAACGAGCTGCGCATCGGTGGTTTCTTCGATGCGCGCGCCGTGGTGGTAAGCGGTGGACATGCGGGTCAGGCCTCGCTGGTAGTGGAAGGGATGGCGTCGTCGGTCGGTGGTGCGGTCAGCGCATCGGCGGGCAGTTCCACGCCCAGCTCCGTGATGACGTGCGGCGCGCCATCGGCCATCCAATAGGTGACGCCGCGATAATCGGGAACGAGGTCCCATGCCGCGTGCTGCGCGTTCCAGCGCGGCGCCTGGTGCGCGCCTGCATGCGGCGGCGTAATCACCGTCAACGTGTCCGGCAGCGGTTCGCCTGGCGAAGGATTGGCCGCGCGCTGGGCGGTGGCTTTCGACCACACTGGCGTGCGGCTGTAGTCCGGCTGCTGACGCCAAGTGCGGGTGTCGCTGTCCCACACGTTCATCAGTGGCGTGTCGCTGCTCACGATCGGCGGTGCGTCGGCGGTCACGCCGTCGGGCAGGGCGTCGCCCAGCGCGAGCGTGTTCGGTACTGGGCGACACGTCGCGGTATCCCAGAGCATCACGCGGCGAAAGTCGGGCACGACGTCCCATGTGGTGCCGTCGCTGTTGAGCCGCGCACGTGCATGAGCACCAACGTCACTGGGAGGTGCGATCTCCACCACGTTACGCGGCAAGTAGTAGGTGCCTTCCAGGGGCGAGAGAAACACCTCCACCGTGCCCAAGAACTCGCGGGTGACCTCGTCGAAGCTGTAGGCGAGTTTGGCGGTGGGAAGGTCGAGCGTAGCGGGATCGGACATGGTGTGGCCTGATCAGTAAGCGATGAAATGGAACATGTGCGTACCGGCCGCGAGGTTGTCGCTGCCGCCGGCCGCGGCGATGGTGAGGGTGTGGCTATGGCTGCCACCGTTAGCCAAGGACAGGCCGTGCGTGTGGTCGCCCACGGAGGCAATCGAGATCGTGTGCGAGTGCGCGCCGGCGCCGTTCATGCCGATGTTGTGGCCGTGGTTGCCTTGCCAGTCGGTACCAAAGTTGTGCGCGTGGTTGCCGGCGTCGTTGGTCTGCCGCTGCATGTTGCGGAAGGCGGGGCCGCCACCGCCAACATAGTTGGAGCCGGTGCCGTCGCCAAAGAGACTGTTGAGCGTGACGTGCGAGTGCTGCCCTTGCGCATCGGTCGAGCCGCTGTGCGCGTGATTGCCTTGCCCATCGGTCCACGCGGCATGCGCATGGTCGCCCACACCGCTCGCGCTCGCGCCGTGGCTATGGCCGCCACCCGCGGTCAGGCTCACGCTGTGACCGTGATCGCCGCCGGCGGCGGCCGTCGCGCCGTGGGTATGCGTCAGCAATGCGCCCGCGCTGTACGTGCCGACCTTGATGGCGTCGACCGTGGCCTTGATCACCGTGCCTTCGCCGAGATTGGGCAGGTTGAAGGTGGTGACGCCATCGCCCGCGCCGTAAGTGGTGCCGATGGCGGCGAACAGCTCCGCATACTGCGCGCGCGAGATCGCCGCGCCGTTGCACAGCAGGGTGTAGGGCGGTGCTTGCTTGCCGGCCGTCACGATGATCTGGCCCGGCACATAACGGGCGCGCGCATCGAGCTTGGCCGCGAGCAGCGCGACCAGGCCGGTGATGTCGTCCATCCCGTGCGTATGCTTGGCTGGCGGGAACGTGGGGCCGATGGCGGTGAGGAAGTCCGCGCCGGTGGCGATCGCCAACAAGCGCTTGGTGAAATCGGTAGGCGCGCCCGCGCCGAAACGTGCATTGAGCGTAGCCAGCAGATTGGCCGGCACAAGTGCTTTTTGCGTATCGCGTCCGGCCTTGGCGTCCTCGTCCGTGGCGAGCTTCACCACGCCGAGCGTGTCCGGGGTCGCCGCGGGATTCACGAACGTGGTGTCGCCGAACACGATCTGGCTCGCCGACACCGTGGTGAACTGCACATCGCAGGCCAGCATCATCACG